CCCAGGAACGATCCAGATTTACAAAAATACTGAGGCTAGACAATTCAACATCACCGTTAAATTGATTGCCCGTACGGCCGCTGAAGCGTCCCTAAATGTGAAGTACATCAATGCGATCCGTTCATGGGTTATGCCGTACTACGGTCAAGGCACCGCGAACAGTTCGGAGTCAACTCGTCTTGGCGCACCACCAGACATTCTAGTCTTTGACGTGTACGGTGACAAGAACATTGCTGCGTTGCCAGTCGTGCTGACGAGCTACCACTGGGTGTATCCAGATATGGTCGATTACATTCCGACTGAGGAAGGTATTCCGTTCCCAACCATCATGGACATTTCGCTGTCATTGGTTGAGTCGTATTCGCCAGAAGAGTACACGAGCTTTGACATCACTGAGTATCGCACCGGCAACATGGCGACCGCATACTCGTTCTCATCGCTACCAAACAACACCATCCCATCAGCGGACCAAGCGTCGGATGATGAAGCGGATATGAGAGCAATGATGGAAGGCTTCCCAGAAGGCTACGGTATCTAAGGAATAATTATGTCGACAAACAGCGTATACACAAAGAACTCCCGCTATACACATGGCGGGTCAACTGAACTAGATGGTAAGTTTCTCCAATGGTGGGATCGCAAGAAGTTCCCATACGATAGCTCCGACGTATTCTACGTGTTGGACAGAACGTATGAAGGTCGCCCAGACAAACTTGCCTCAGTGTTCTACAACTATTCAAGTGTTTGGTGGTTGATTCTCCAGTACAACAACATTCTCGACATCAACGAAGAGTTTGTAGCTGGTGTGGAGCTTCGCATGCCAACAAAAGATCGTCTCCAACGTGATCTACTCACTGGCAAATCTGGCGGTATCCCATCCACTAGAATTCAACCTACCATCATCGGACCGATCGTCAAGTAAGTCAATTTTTGGATATGCTGTTGTTCGATAAATATTTTCACCACATCGAATAACAGCATATGTCATATCCAGCAAATCCGTTAGACAAGTACCAATCGTACAGCTACCATCACTTCCTCCTTGCTGCAAACAATACCGAAGTGCTGCGTAAAGTTCAATCCAATGAAATCACCCTTCAAAGCCTCTCACGTCTAAAGCACGGCGAGACGATTGAGGGCGGAGATGGGTCCGTTGTGATGGTCGTCAATTCTGTTGTCGACTCCAAATTCTACATCGAGAACCTAAGCTACTCCGCGGTCTATGCTGACTTGGGCGACCCAACCGCAAAGCTTACCCAAGCAACCGAACTCGACATGATCATCAAGGAAACTGGTGGCGCAACGTTCATCAACTTCCTACTAAAGGTCAGCGACGAGTACCTCAATACAAGCTATGACTCGACCTGCTTCATGCTCAAGACGTTCTTCGTCGGTCACGAAGCAAATGGCAATACCACGCCACACGAGACCACCCCAATCATGCTCGTCCTCGCAAAGATGGACTCGAGCTTCGATTACACTGGTGGCGTACATACACTCAAGTTCTACGGCGCTACCAATGGTGCACCACTACGCAGCGATGCGATGCATTACGTCAACCGCAACCTGAACCTCATGACCAATGACAACAGCATCCTCCTAAAGGACCTGATCGCTGACTTGGAAAAGAAACTCAACGCGCAGTTGGATGAACAGTGGAAGCTTGTTCAAAAGGCCACTGGCGGCAATGGTCGTCGCGTCAAGTACAAATTCACCATGCCAAAGGATTGGGAATCGTACACCGTTAAGTCCACGAGCAAGGACAACTACGTTGAACGCCTATTTGCTAAGGAAGGTCAAGCATCAAACACTGATCAGGAAGCGAAGAAGAACAACGGCCAACAGAATCAGCCAGGCATTGAGTCCGACCGTTTCAAGACTTCGATGAACACCGCAGTCAAGACGACTGTGACTCAAATTCTTTCTGAGATTTTTAAGCATTGCGATGACATCCAAAAGGCGCTCGTTGGCAACCAAAAATTGAAGGCTGATCAGCAGCACCTTGCTCGCCTTCACCAAGTTGTTACGTCGATGACCAGCGACAAAGATTTGCTGACGATCCACTTCGACATTGTGAACTACTATTTGCCACGCCTTAAGTCGAGCGATACGAAGCCAGTGGTTGAAATGAAGAAGGAAGACATTCGCGCAGCAAATGATGCAGCATTCGATAAGGCTGGCATCACGTTCGATTACATCTTCACTGGCAAGAACTCAGACATCCTTCAGTTGGAAATGAAAGCCAACCACACTAACACGATCCTCATCGGTAATCAAGTTGGTGTTCAGAAGGCTACTGGCAATATGACCGCGACTGACACGTCAGTCCAAACCGCATCACAGGATAAGAACGCGAAGCCCGATGATAAGTCGATCACATCGACGATGCCAATCCGCAAGTATGACGCAATCTTCTTGCCAGAGCTATCGGCAGATGCACAACAAGGCTTCATCTACGCTTCGCCAAATTCAGCAGACTTGCGTACTCGCTACATCAACACATTGGCGAACCTTGCAGCAACGACTGCTAAAGGACAGTTGCAACTGATGATTCGCGGCAACCCGATCTTCATGAATCAAGTCATTCGTCCATTGTTCCCGCACAATGAAACTGACTATGAGAAAAGAATTCGTGAGATGGAAGATGACGCAAAGACTCGCGCAACGAATCAAGACGGAGACTTTGATCCAAACGAGTCGGTGTCATACATGGGTAAAGCATCCACTCATGTGCCACAATTCGTGAAAGTAAATATTAAGACTCCAATCTTCGATGATCGTGGCGGCATTATCGGCTTCGAAGATTTCTGGTACCGAGGACGTTACCGAATCAACCGCATCAAGAACACTTTCCTTAACGGTAACTTCTCACAAGAACTTATCCTATCACCATATGAACTAGAAGGTCAAACTTAATGGCAAACTGGACTAACCCTGAATCCCTACGTGGATTACAGAACATCAACTTCACGACGATCGGTATCGTTGAAGACACGAACGACCCAGCACAACTAGGTCGTTTGAAGGTGTACTGCCCTTCCATTGACAATGAGAACCACACGATCGACGATCTTCCATGGACCATGTATGCGTCACCATTCGGTGGCCAGATCAAGAACATGAAAGTCGGTCCAGATGAGGACACGATCTATGGACCTTCAGCATATGGCATTTGGGCAGTACCAAAGCAAGGCGCAACTGTCCTTGTGCAGTTCATCAACGGAAATACGAACTACCGCGTATGGACACATTGCTTGTTCCCAGCAATGTCGAATCGTGGTATGCCTGGTGGTCGCGGCTATGACATCACACAGTCAAAGCCATTCCCGCCAGGACCATACTCCGACTCATACGAGGAAATGCAGCCAGCCAAACGAAACCTCGAAGAAGCTGGCCTCAACGACAAACACTACTTTACACGAGGCGGATATGAACGTCAGATTGCTCAAGCTGTTACGGACAAGGATGGTACCGACGGCTACGCTAAGAATCCTAATAAAACAGATGACAAAGCTCTAGACCCGCAAGGTTACTGCATCGTCACGCCTGGCCGACACTACATTTCGATGCAAGATCAGCCAGACTTCTGCCGCGTTCGCATCAAGACTACCACCGGTCACCAGATCATTATGGATGACACTGGCGAACGCATTTACGTCTCAACCAACAAGGGCAAGACTTGGCTTGAGATGGACACGGATGGTCACATCCACTTTTACGGTCAACGTTCGATTTCGTTCACAACTGATGCTGACTTCAACGTCACCGCAATCGGCAACATCAATATGGATGCTGGCGGCTCGATCAACATGACTGCTGCGGCTGACATCAGTGCAACTGCCAAAGCAAACGTGAATATCAATTCTGGTTGCAGCACCTTGGCTACATGTGGTGACCACTTTGAAGTGAATGCTGCAAGCAACGCGAATATCACGTCTGGTGCCAAGTTCAACGTGAATGCTGGCGGTGCTGCTTCAATCTCCACCTCAGCTGTACTTGGCTTGAAGGCTGGTGGAAACCTATTGGCGACAGGCGCAAAAGTCCATCTCAACGGTCCTGGTGCTCCAGAAGCTTCTAAAGCGGCGAAGGCGCCCACAGCCCAACAACCTGGCATTGTACCAGAACACGAACCATGGGGACGCCCTAAGAGCGACCAGGAACGCAACAAGTATTGGAAACCATAAATGGCAAATCAGAAAATCTTTTACAAAGGCTTTTCATCACGCAACGCCAGCAAGCCTGGCGGTTCATACATGCTTACCAACAAAGACTTGGTGAACGAAGACTTGATGAATCACATCTTCACCGAGTACTTTGAACGCCCACACATGCCATCGTTTGGTACAAGAATTCCTTCATTGGTATTCGAACCGAACGATGCGGAGGTGAGAGGGATCATTGAGGAGGACCTACGCAAGGTCTTCAACTATGATCCGCGTGTCACGCTGATGAACTTGCAAGTGATGTCGCTACCAGACAACAATGCGATCGTCGCGGTCGCAACACTGTTTTATGTCGAACTCAAGGTCACTGGAGACCTCAAAATCGAGGTTTACTCAAACTAATAAATACCAGATTATTCCACTATAAATTATAGGAAAAATTCATGGCCGTAACATCACTATATGCAGCCGAAACTTGGGACAAGGTTTACCAAGCTTTCGACAAGATCAACTTCGTGTCCTTCGACTACGAGTCCGTCAAGGAGTCGTTGATCCAGTACATGAAGCTCTACTACGCTGAACAGTTCAACGACTACATCGAAACCTCAGAACTGATTGCAGTCATTGACGCATTCGCAGTTGTGGCAGAACAATTGGCGTACCGTATCGATATGGCGAGCCATGAAAACTTCATTTCGACTGCGGAACGTAAGCAGAACATTTTGAAGTTGGCTAAGCTAATCTCGTACAACTCATCACGTAACCTACCAGCACGTGGCCTAGTCAAGATCACTTCCATCTCGACTACTGAATCGATCATCGACTCACAAGGCAACGACATCAGCAATCGTACCATCGTCTGGAACGACAGCAACAACGCCCTTTGGAAGGAACAATTCTTCTTGATCATGAATCGTCTCATGACCAAGCCATTCGGGCAGCCAACCAAATCGTTCCAAGTTGGTGACATCTCGTTCCAACTATACTCGTTCAACAACGCTCGTGGCAGCTTCACTCGTGGTGTTCATGGCTATCAAGTCAATACCAACACTGAGACTGTCCCAATGGAAGTTGTCCCATCCGACCTAGACGCTGATGGTGTGTTTGAGAAGGCACCAGACGCGAACTCGACCATGCAAATCGTTTACTCGAACGATGGCCTTGGCGATAGCTCGGACATGACTGGCTTCTTGATGTACACAAAGCAAGGTACTTTGTCGAACCTCCCACTATCGTTCGCGACTCCAATCCCGAACCAAGTGGTCGACATCAACCTACAGAACATCAACAATGTCGACGTGTGGATCAATAAGGTCGACACCTCCGGCAATACGCTTGAACGTTGGGATCAAGTTTCATCGATCAACTCACAGAACATCTACTTCAACGTTGACAAGAACCGTAACAAGTTCGAAGTCGAAACGCTTGAGAACGACCGCATTCGCCTACTATTTGGTGACGGCAACTTTGCAACCATTCCTGTTGGCGAGTTCAACGTGTGGGTGCGTCAGTCGCTGAACTCGAACATCGTGATTCAAAAGAATCGCGTGGTGAACATGCCAATGGGCTTCACCTACAACTCGACCTTCGACGTGGCAGAATCGGCAAGCTTGACCTTCTCGCTAGTCAGCACTTTGCAGAACTCGTCGGCGAGCGAAGACATCGAACATATTCGTCGTACCGCGCCATCAACCTACTACTCACAAGGTCGTATGGTCAATGGTCAAGACTACAACACTTTGCTCCTACGTGATCCATCGATCCTAAAGCTAAAAGCTGTGAACCGCACCTTCGCCGGTCAGCCAAAGTACATCGACTGGAACGACGCATCTGGTAACTACCAGAACGTCAAGATTTTCGGTGACGACCTTCGCATCTACTACGACATGAAGCAGAACTCGAACATCAGCAACCTGTCCTCACGTTCGCTGATCGACTCTGTCATCGAGCCAATGCTCAAGACCTCAAACATCTTGAACATCCTCACCTATATGACTTCGCAGCATTCACAGCTACGTGACGTGGTAACTAACCCACGCTACAAGTTTGTTGAAGACTCGAAGCTTGGTGTGTTTGAGAAGACTGAAATTCAAGGTAAGCTTGACCGTCACTTCTATGGCGAGCCAAAAGAGAACGTGATCATCAATGGTGTGACCCATGCTGTGGTATCGAACGACGCCGATTTTAAGGTCTACAACGACACGATCTTTAGAACCATTGACGGAACCACTTCGTTGCCTCCTAACGGCCTCCAGGTCGCTTCTGAGCAACCTACCTTTGGTATCGGCTTCACCAACGAAGTTGGCTTCAACCGTATCGGTGCTGCTGACTCTGAACGTAAAGGCCTAGTGGTCTCGATGGTCGTAAAGGAAGATGCACAAGACGAAACTTGGACTATCGAATTCACTAACGATGGCACTGGCTCGGTGACCTTCTCGGTGACTGGTTCGAAGTCAGGCTTCACTGGCCTTGCAACAGTGAACTCGGTGCTACCGTACGAGAATGACAGCATCCAGTTCTCAATCATTCCTGGCATCGTCGACTTCACCCAAGGTGATGCGTTCGTGTTCGACGTTAAGAGCGGTGTGGCAACGCAACGCACGTTCAACTTCAACAATGTCCAGTACGAAGGTGTGAACCTCGGTGGCCGTTGGTATACAATCGATGGTGAATCACTAAACGACGATGCCGACTTCGATCCTGCTTACTCCGGCAATTTGAACCAGCCACGTGATGACCGTTCATGGATTTTCCGTATCCACCGTAACGACGACCCAGTCACAGGCAACGTGCTTGAATGGGAGATTCGTTTCCGTGATTTGAAGATTGCCGTTGAATCGGACACCACCAAGTTCTGGTACAACTCCGACTCATACATCATCGATCCAAACACCAAGAACCGTGTGCGTGATCGTGTTGCTCTGTTGAAGTCGAACCTAGACAAGAACAAAGCACGAGCACTTGGCAAGAACAAGAACTTCGACGTAGTGGATGCAATTCGCTACGACAATGGTATTGTGAATGTCAACGCGCTAGAAGTTCTACCGACCGACAACTCTGGTACGTACCAATCAGGCGACGGAGTTCCGGACGACAGCATGAGCTTCACTGAGTTCGTGAACACTGGCTTCAAATACGTTCACCAGCAAAACACCGCTTCGAACGTGTGGAACATTGCTCACAACCTAGGTACGAACAAGCCAGTGGTTGACTTCATGGGCATTGAGGCAGAAACGACTGTGACTAAGGTCGATGCGAACAACATCACCATCACGTTTGATTCGCCAATGGTTGGTAAGGTCTCGGTCGCAAATTACGACAACATCGACTACGTGTACTTCGACGTGTCGAACATCGCAAACGATCCTAATGGTGCGGAAGTTCCTATCGAAGAGACGCCAGAGATTAAGAACAAATTTGCGTTGGGAACAGCTGATGGCTACACTCGTAAGATTGGTCGTAGTGGTTTGGACTTCTTGTGGCAACACTTTAGCCCGAACACCAACTTGATCGATCCTTCGACTTCGAACATCATCGACATGTTTGTTCTAACTCGTGGTTACTTCGACAACGTTTCGTCGTACATCAATGGCACCAGCAACTACGTACCAGTTCCACCAACTCCGCTGGAGCTACGTAACTCGTACAGCAGTTTGCTCTCGACCAAGATGATTTCAGACACCGTTGTGATGCACTCAGGCAAGATCAAGACGTTGTTCGGTGAGTTGGCAGAACCTCAGCTACGTGCTCGCTTCCGTGTGATCAAGTCGCAAGCATCGACTCTGACCGATGACCAGATCAAGGCAGAAATCGTGAAGGTGATAAACGTCTTCTTCACCGTCGACAACTGGGACTTTGGTGATACGTTCTACGCGACCGAGCTGTTCTCGCTAATCCACCAGCGTTTGCCGCTTGACGTTGCTTCAGTCGTTTTGGTTCCTCTGTTTGTGAACAACTCATTCGGTTCGATGTTCGTCATCGATTCTGGTGAGGATGAAATCCTACAGAGCTGCGCAACAATCGATGACATCGAAATCGTCAGCACTTACACTGCTACCACGCTACGACAAAATCTAGCGTAAAACAAAAATGGCTCCCAATTGGGAGCCATTTGCTTTTGTTCGAATGAATTAGTCTTGCCAGACCATTCCGTAAAGATTGTCATCGCCTTCTTCCCAAGGGTCGCGAGTGATGAACACGCCTTTCTTTGGGTCTTCTTTGGAGTAGATGAATTCGCCAACAAAGCCATGCTGGCCTTTCACGACCTTATAGCCAGCTTCCTTGAACGCGGCAATCATCGCTTTGTATTGCTGCTTATCCAGTGTAATGCCTTCACCGCCCATACCACCGATGCCGAAGTCGACATTTGGGTACGCTTTCTCGATGATCGGTGCTAGCTCGGTTGCCCATGGTTTGAGCTTTACTTTGCCAGTATTCTTGTTTGCTTCAGCTAGTGGGGAAGCAGTGCCATTGATCTTCGCTTCGAAGATGTCGATTAGTTTGGTCATTTAGTCCTCTATATGGGATGTTATTCCATATTTATCATTTGGTCTATTTTACCCCAATTTTTAAGAAACGGACATTTTATAAATATCTCCATAACGAATATCAAAATGGAAGCAGAATGTCTGACTACACAAAAAAATTCACCGACCTCGTAAACTACATCCCGCAGCGTTACCGCACCGTTGCCGGTACCTCCATCCTACGTAACTTGCACAACAAGTTCCTAACGAAGGAAGAGTCCGCAAAGGTACTGGGTTATGTTGGCGATAAGGTGGCTCACGACACTTCACCATACGTTCCAGCTGCAGACCTTGACCGCGAAATCAATTCGCTCGTCCCTGCCGTTTACACGAAGCTAGGCGCAGAAGAACACATCTTCACCTTCACTGATGTCCTCAAGAAGCTTGAGATGCTAGGCGTTAGCATTGACAACTTCGAAGAATGGGGCGCGGCTGTTGGCTTCAACTTC